ATTGTGAAGACCCTTGGGTGGTTGACAACTGGCGCTAAATCTAGTATAATAACTTATGAAAAAACGTATCGGCTTTGCTTGCAAATATATGTACCCTGATCGAACTCAAAAGAAAAAACTTTTGGAAGAAATTCAGAGACCACTAAATACTCGGTCAACTACTGTACAATGGTTGAACAGACAAACTAAGGCTGTAGCAGAACAGCGGCTTTGGGAAATTATGGAGCACAATATTGCTTCGTATAGGAGACTTATAGAATATGTTGGACGTTTGCCGCAAGATCTTAGAATGGTTAGACTGGGTAGCGATTGCCTTCCTGTGTACACTGAGCCGACTTGGGGGTACTATTGGAAGTTACCAGACGTTAGAGCATATTGTGAAAGAGAGTTTGCCTTGGTGGGCGAAACGGCTCGTAGGCTTGATGTGCGTGTGTCTATGCATCCTGGCCAGTTTACTGTGTTGGCATCTGAGTCAGATGACATTGTTAATCGATCAATAGAGGAGTTTGAATATCATGCAGATATGGCCCGTTGGATGGGGTTCGGCAAACAATTTCAGGACTTTAAAATCAATGTCCACATCGCGGGTCGCAGAGGTCCAGCCGGTATTATCAGCGCACTTGGGCGTCTCTCACCAGAGGCGCGAAACTGTATTACTATCGAAAACGACGAAATGTCTTGGGGAATCGACGCCTCTCTCGAACTATCAAAGCATCTCGCTTTGGTGCTAGACATACATCATCATTGGATTAATTCTGGAGAATATATTGAAGCTACTGACGACCGTTTTAAAAGGATTATTGATAGCTGGCGTGGTGTTCGGCCTGTTATACATTATAGTGTTTCACGGGAAGACTGCCTTATTGGCCATTCCAAACACCAGCGCCCCGATCTTTGGACGCTACTAGAAAACGGATACAAGAAAGCTAAACTTAGAGCACACAGCGATTACATGTGGAATGACGCTGTAAATGATTGGGCTCTTACATTCCGTGAATATGCAGATATTATGGTTGAATCTAAATGTAAGAATTTAGCAACATTGGACTTATATAACTATGCCAATACCAATGCAAGTATTAAGAATGAGTACGGATTCTTGGATGTTCAACAAGCGCAGGATAGGGCATCAGCAGAAACTGTGCTTATTGCCTAGGCGCTGTTATCTAAGTAATAAGTTTTTGTGGCTTAAACGCTGTGAAGTAATTACTAGTATGATAACTGGCCCTGGTGAATCTATTTTTGAAACGTATTGGTGTGACCCTAAAGAATTTCTACTCAACGAATTGAAACGGTAAATACAATATGAACTACTTAACCAAAATGTACGGTCGCACATCAAGCGTAGTACCTAAAACTTCAGACAAAAATCCTAACCGAGTTGCCGGCGGGCTTCGTGGTCAAGGTGTAGACACATTTACTATGCTAGGAGAAGATGGTATAGAAAAGCGTATTCCTACTCATGCTTATGTGCAGAGTCTGGAAGAGCAGATAAGAAAACAGCGAGCAGCCATCGATGTATTAGATCGAAAGCTAGCTCGCCAAGATAGTGCAATTCAAACTATAGAAAGTTTGTTGCGCTCGCGTAATTAAGCACTAGTTTTCGGCTTACGGCCACGTGTTGAAGCAGTCTTAGTGGCTGCTTTTTTAACGGTTGCCTTTGCTTTGGTTGCAGTCTTCTTAACGGCTGCTTTTGCTTTAGTCGCTACAACTTTTACATCAGCTACATCAACTTTACCGTCTTTGTTAGCATCTGCAACTTCTGCAACAGCTTCAACAGTCTTTTCAACTGCGGCTTTCGCATCAGCTAAATCAACTTTTCCGTCTTGATTGACATCAATACCAGTTTTACGATTTGCGTACCAAATCGCTGTACCAGCTACTACAACTATAATTGCAATTATAATTTCCATGTTAAAATACCTCCTTAAGGTCTTTTATTTAACTAAATACAAATAACTGGAGATTAAATTATGGCAGGACTATACAGCGGAAGTTTAAAATTGGATCGTGTAACAGGAATTAGACACGACAAAGGTCAATACATGACTTACGTTCCTGTTAAGAAAGATACTACTAAACTTCAAGAATCACCTAAAGGTATGAAAATAACCCCTAACGTCACTAGTGACGGACTTAAAAAATCATAACTTACTAATATCTAAACTAGAGCTAGCAGGTAAATCCCATACCTGCTTTTTTTGTACTCCGCGTTTCTGAGCAAATCTTTTAGCATCACATTTTGAGCAAACATGGAAATAGTTGTTGCTCAACCTCTTTGGATCCATACTTCCTTTTTCTCTTGAAAATTCCGTATCACAACTATCGCACCGAAATAGAGCATAAGTTCGTTCCCTGTCATACAGATGCTCAACACCCAGTTTACTTTTACGAGTGTGTTGTGTTTTTTCAATTCTAGTGCCAATGAACATATACTATTTACATTAAGATTATAAAATTTTACGATAAATAATTGAGCAGGAAAGAAATCCTGCTACATCTAATATCGGAGTAAAGTATGGCAAGAAAAGAGATTAACATTGGCGTAGAAGGCAATGACGGCACAGGTGATAGTATCCGTGAGTCGTTTAGAAAGACCAACGAAAACTTTAATGAACTATATGCTATTTTTGGAGCAGGCGGTACTATTAGATTTACTACGCTAAGTGATACTCCTGACGGCTATGAACCTAATACTGTATTATTTGTTGATTCAAACGCTGACGGAATTAAATTTAGAGCCTTAGCTTCTAATTCAGCTGCTGATCCTACTGCCGACGATAGTATTTTAATTAGCTATGATACTCCTAATAAAATTGTACTGTCAACATCTTTCAGAGCATTATCACAAGATTTATCACCGCAATTAGGCGGTCCTTTAGATGGAAGAAATAAAGCTATTGCTCGTATAGCAATATCACAAGAAGCAGTTGACGAGTTTAACGCAGAACAACCTAATCCTCAAATAACCATTGACGATCTAGTTATTACCAAAGGTTACGCTGATAATAGATATATTGCGGGTGCCTTACCAATTAGAATTCCAGACGAGCCTGCTAATGCAAGTGATTATACGTTGGTTATTGAATCTTATTCAAATGGTAATATTGTAGTTACTGGTCACGGATTTGACAATACCATTAACGGAACTCCTTACAAATTTCGAGCAGAAGATACTGATCCATCCGGAATAGTAACTGATACAACTTATTATTTACGGTATGCTACAGCAAATCAATTAAGTGTACATGCTACCAGAGCCGATGCTACTGTTCTAAGTCAGTCCGATGCCAATACAAATAAGATATTCATTACGGGTACTATTGGTGTAGATGATGAGCATATTTTTGTTGATGCTGCATACGACTCAAACTTACAAGGATTTTATCTAGCTAATCAAGCAATACCTAGAAAATCAGTAGTTCGCCGTCAGGGTGATAAGATGACTGGACCGTTGATACTGCATGACAGCCCAGGCGAACTTGCAGGGCTAGCCAGCAGCGATGAAGATTTACAAGCAGCAACTAAATTTTATGTTGACAATACCAGTTATGCTAGTATCAGTAACTTATATGTAACTACGCAGGGCGACGATAGAATGACAGGAGTGCCAGCTGGTAAAGCAGGAACTTCTTGGAGTTATGCGTATAGAACTATTAACGCAGCAGCTCGGCGAGCTGAAGAAATTATTCAAGCATCTGAAGCTGAACCCGGTCCGTACATGCAGACTATTACTCGAGACGGCGGCACAACACCAGCTGAAGTACTTGAAGCTGCCATTGTTACTCCTGTGTTTAATCAAGCAAGGTATTTGATCGAACAAAATAGAGCGTTTGTTGTTAGTGAAGTTACAGGTTACTTACAATTTAAATATCCTAATTTTGATTATAATATTGAAACTTGCGAACGTGATCTAGGTTTGATTTTAGATTCTATTGCATTTGATATTAATAGAGGACCCGCAGTTGATGCTACAGCTAACTACCTAACAAGATTGGCTGCTGAAAGATATTATGCTAATGCAAGTGCTATTGTAGCAATTACAAGACAATTAACAGAAACTGTTGATGCTATTAATACTGCAAGAGATATGATTGCAGCAGTTCTGTTAAATCGTCCATATTTACAAAGACCAATATCAAATATTACACAAGCAGCTATAGCAAGAGTTACTACTAGCGTTTCACATAATCTAGTAAGCGGTAATCAGGTGATTATTAAAAATGTATCTGGTATGACACAGGTCAACGAGAACGTTTATTATGTAAGAGTAGTAAGCCCAAATCAATTTGAGTTATTCACTGATCGAACACTATTAACCGCAGTAAATTCATTATCTTTTACAGCATATAGTTCGGGCGGTATAATTGGTATTAGATATCAAGACGACGAAGGTCAATTTTTTGATATTGGTAATGATGCTGACGCAACATCAAGAACTGCTATCAGTGATAAGTTTAATTTAGTTACCAACATTATCCAGAACGGTATTAATGCTGGTGCATTAGTAGTATATGGTAGTACATACAAAGTTGTTGTTAATAACGGCGGTCTTAGTGCAATTGACCAAGGTGTAGGCAATAACGTAGACTTATTACCAGGAAAAATACTAGTTGGTAAAATATCAGGCGCACAAGGACGTATTGTTAGCTTAACAACTAATGATCCAGCCGAAGGCGGCCAAGATAAAATTCTTGTGCATTTAATAAAGCCTATTGATTTTATACCAGGTGAAGATCTAGAGTTTGATAATTTTGTTAAACGCAAACAGATTACGATTTTTATTGAATCAGGTATTTATGAAGAAGACTACCCTATTAAAGTTGCTGCCAACGTTTCAGTTGTGGGTGATGAATTTCGTCGCGTAATTATAAGACCAAATCGTCGAGTATCTCAATCACCTTGGGCAAGTACTTACTTCTACAGAGATTTAGAATTTGATGGTATACCGCTGGTTACAGGAGGTAATAGATTCTATAACCAAGTAGGCGAAATACAAGGTAGATTTGGATATCATTACTTAGAAAATCCAACCAAAGTTAAAAACACAGGCACGTCTGTTGTAAACCCAGGAAAATTTTCAACAGCCTCAAACATTCTTCAAGAAAATAAAAAGTTTATACAAGAAGAAGTAATTGCGTATATCAATCAAAACTTCCAAGATTTGCTCTACGACAAAATTCAGTTTGCTAGCGACTTTGGAGAAATACTTGACGGCATTACCTATGACATAGTATTAGGTACAAATTACAATCAAGTACTAGAAGGATTAAAATTTTCTCGTGCAGGCAGTATATACAGAGATTCATATCTAAGAGAACTTTGGGTAGATGCATTAATTAGAGCTAGAAATCTTGTTTCAGCATTACCAGCAGTTATTAGTAGTGCAACTGCAACTACTAGATCAAACACAGCGTTTAATGAAATAATTGATATTATTCAAAACGGTGTTGTTAGTACTGAGACTGCGGCAAATGCATTAACATTTAGTCCTATTGACAGTACCTTACAAGATCAAATTGATGCAAAGAATCAATTGCAGGCAAATAGAAACTTCATTGCTGCTGAGATTACTGCATACATAGCTGTAAACTTTCCTAGGTTAGAATACAATTCAACTAAGTGTGCAAGGGATGTTAAGTATATAGTTGATGCATTAAGCTATGATGTGATGTATGGAGGTAACTTTGCTACTAGACAATCTGCAATTAGTTACTTTGTTAATGCAGTAAGTCAGTTAGGATTAAATCAAAGATCTTTTACTGTTGATGCGTACGAGCATTTGTCAGGAGTAGTAGCAGACATAGTTCGTGGTATTGCTATAGTACCAACTTCAGGAAATGTATTGTCACAGACTGGCGTAGGATCTAACCCAGCTAGTACAACAGAATCAACAATAGTAACTAATTTAGTTAATATTATTAAAAATCAAATTAATAATAATAATTTGCTAACATTGCCTAGCGCCGTGTATCCTTCATTAACAAGTGCAAACGTAACCTTACTTGATGTAAAAACTGCAATCAACGGCAGTACTAATACTATTGTTTCTGATGTAATCAGTACACTTGATGGTATTGCTGTATACTCATACAATCAGGCAAAGTGTCGTCGAGACGTTGGATTAATCGTTAATGCACTAGCAGATGATTTAAAGCTAGGCGGTGATGAGTTTTCTACAGAAGTACAAGGAGAATATTTTAGAAGCTATATTCAAAAGTATAATAACGACGGATTTGGTGGACAAGAAAATGTTACCAAAGGCGCTATTAGATATATTTCAGAAATTGCTGCTAGACTATTTGACGGTGCATACGATGCCGGCGCTATCCAACAAAATCCTCTAGCTGTTAATTATGTTGCTCCTGACTTTGAATATGGAGTAGCAGAAAATGATACAGATAATATAATAAGCAATTTAATTGAAAAGATTGTTTTTGTTTTTGATCCTAGATATAATCCTCCAAAACGAAATGACGAAGTAGATGTGTTTTTAATGAACGATGCTACAATTTTACGTAACATGACAGTTCAGGGGCACGGCGGATTTATGTGTACTCTTGATCCAGACGGTCAAATATTAACTAAGTCACCTTACATACAGACAGGATCTTCATTCTCACAAACATTAAATCGCAAACGTTTTGCTGGCGGTATGTTTGTTGATGCATATGTAGGTAACTTACCAGCTGAGATAACTGGAAAAATTAATGCGTTTACTCTTACAATTCGCAGCGAAGAAACTCAAGGTCTAAGAATTCGACCACCCCAGTTACCATGTCCATTCTACATAGAAGGCAGACGCTATCAAGTTAATGCAATTTCTGATTATGACCAAGCACAAGGTACTGCAACTATCTATCTAGATGCTACATCTAACGCAGGTGTTGGATATCTAGAAAGTCAATTTGAAGAAGACACTGGACAAGTAGAACGTCCGTTATATTTACAAACTGCTGGTAATCGTTCGATGCTGGGCAATGACTTTACACAGATTAATGACCTTGGTTACGGCTTAGTAACTAACAATGGCGCATTCTCTGAAATGGTGTCAATGTTTACCTATTATTGTCAAGCAGCCTACTATGCTAAGAACGGATCAGAAATTCGTTCACTAAACGGTTCTAACGGTTATGGTAACTTTGGTCTTGTGTCAGAAGGCGCAGATCCTAACGAAATTCCTGATCAGGTTACATTAGAATTTCCTATGACTGCTCCAGCTAGAACGCTTCGATTCCCTCAAGGAGTTGACAATCTCGGTGCACCTACTAATTTTACAAACGTAGAAGCAGCAAATAGCATAGTAGTAACAGATGTACCATATGCTCCACTAACTGGTTCTGTGGTTACAATTAATCACGGCGGTACAGTAGGAACCTTACAGTATAACGTTTCTGTTGTTAGGTATTTAGGAGACGGTAATCAATCTGGAGACGTAGTTCTAACAGGTATACAATCTGTTAGTTCTGTAGCTGGTAATGCTTCTAGAACTCCTGGAACATATACTGGCAAAGTAGGTACTGGTGGTACACCTACTGTACAAGCAACATATACTATAGTAATAGTGCCTGGCGGAGCAACTACAGTAACCGTTGAAGGCTGTGGTGAAGGATATGCTATTGGTAATACTATTACTATTGCTAATACACAGTTTGGAGGTACAGGAACTGCAATTACATTTACGGTTGCATCAATTTACGGCAACGACGGTGTAACAGCATTACCTGCTAGTGTATATAATAATAAGGTATATAGATTACAAATAAGCGGACAACCTAACGGTACTAACGGAGATTTCTACTCAGCAATTAAGGCTGATGTAGCCAACGGAGTACTAGTTGAATATCGTAACGGCGGAACTCATATATTTGACAGCGTTAAGGATACTTCAAGATTAGTTACTAGACCAAGTACAGCTATTAACTTTGACGAGAGTGACAATGTTACTTACAGAAGTATTGGTTTCAGTGCATTTAATTCACTAGGTTTACCTTTAGACAGTAATTCTATTCAGACAACTTTTGAAGTTAGTTACGATCATATTGAGTTGTACGTTGAAGCAGCGAACGTTACCAGTACAACTGGTGGAACTATTGGTAATACACAAATTAAAATTAATCCAGATAAAGAAGGATTCGGATTACTTGCAGATGAACTTGCAAGAATTACTAGAGACGTTGCTGGTAGATTGCCTGGAGCTCCAGGCTATAGTGGTGGTATGGTGTTTACATGGGCAGGTAGAACACATCAAATTATAAATTATACCCCAGTTGATACAGACGAAGCTATACTTACTATAAGCAGTACAAACATACATAATCTTGCAGGCGCAGGCACAGGCATTGCTGAAGCGTTTACTACCGATAAAGTATTACGTGCTGGTTTGCCTGTAGGCAGTACTGCTGAGATAACTATTGCTATTTCATTGTGCCGCGCTACAGGTCACGATTTTACACAAATTGGTACTGGTGGATTTAATACATCTAACTATCCTAATGTAATTTTAGGTGATCCATTAGGCTCTCTTGCACCTGCTTATGTAGATTCTCCTAATGCCACATCAGGACAAGTTTACGAAAAACGAAAAGGTCGTGTATTTTGGATGAGTACTGACCAATTTGGATTCTTCCGAGTTGGTAAGTTCTTTGAAGTTGATCAAGGCCAGGGTAGTATTAAGTTCTCAGGTGACATTGGTATTACTGGTGCAACAGCATTAGGATTTAAGAAAGGTGTTACTATTGATGAATTCTCCATTGACGATACAATGGCAGATGAGTCAGATACAAAAGTACCTGTTGAAAAGGCTATCGTTAGTTACATTAACAGACGATTAGGCAGAGATAGAAATGACACTAACATATCTAACAAAATTGGTCCAGGATTCTTACCGCTAAGTGGTACCGCAGAAATGCAAGGAAACTTGCTGATGGGTAACCAAAAAATTACTAACTTAGGTGATCCAGGAGTTGATCCTACCGCGGCTGTTAATAAAGCCTACGTTGACGATGCGGTATCTAGTTTTGATACCTTAGAAGATCAACGAAACATTAGCTTCAACAGAATTGAATCTGGTGATATTTTAGTTGGTACTGGTTTGAAAAAGATATTTGTAACACCTCCAAGCGGTGGTGTTTTTGTTGCTGGTGATACTATTACAGATATTTCTGCAAGTAAATCTGGAACAGTAGTTGATGTACAAGAAGTTACAGACGAAATTTTAGGTTCTGCGCCAGGGTACGATCTAACTATAATTACATACCTACCAGTAACTAATTCTTTTAACCTAGGTGAAGACGTTGTTAAGGGTGCTATTTCAGCTAACATAGTAGACGGTCCTATTGATGAAGTTGCTAATGCAAGAGAATCAACCAACAGCGTTATTAATATAACTGTATCAAGAACAGCGGCAGTATATCAAGACGGTTTAACTGTTCCAATCGCACAACTTAATCTTCAAATAGAAAATGATTCAATAGTTAATGCTGACATTAATGCTAATGCAAGTATTCAGCAAAGTAAACTATTAATGGAAAGAGCAAGACCATTATCAGCTAGTACTGGTTTATATGGTGTGAACAATGCAGTTGGACAAACTGACAGAGGTTTATCAGCATACGATGCTAAAAACTTTACAGAAGAGCTGCAAGTAACATTGGCAAATTCTGTCTCTGCTAATGCTGGAGATATATTATACCAAGGAACTTCAAAAGGTGTAGTAGTAAACACGATTGTTAATAACACTACTGTAATAATTAAAACTTCGGACACTTGGGCTACTAGTCCAACTGTATTAACCAAAGCAATATTCACTAACGGTATAGAACAAACTCCTACTACATTAACTGGGGTCAATGTAACAGCCGTTAATCGTAGTGCATATATAGGTTTAAAAGAAAGAAGTATTGGACTTGATAAACACGAACCAATTTCAACTGATACTGTATTGGGAAGATTTACTCCTGGAACAGGAGCAGTTGAACTAGTACCATTTGATACCATTGTTGATCAAGGCTTCGCTGTTCAGGATAAAGATTTTACAAACAGTGAAATTACTCAACTAACAGGTCAGCGACTTGTGTTTACTAGTGAACTAAGCGTAGCAGATGGCGCTTCTGTAACACAAGCAGGTAGCGGTGCAACTGGTACTGTACAAGGACAAACATTTAGTGAAACATCATTTATTGTTGTAAACATTACTGGTGCGTTCAACAACAGTGGCATTGTAACTGTTGGCGGAGTAGCAGTAGGAATTCCTACTCCGGCATCAATAAGTCTTGCTGGTAAAGCAATGGTACAGATAGCCGACGGCATTTATGGAACTACTAGTATATCAACAGGTTCATCTAACAATAGTATTGTAAGAAGAACTGGTGATGGTAAAATACAAGCTGAAGCATTTATTATTGGCGGTACGCCAAGTCAAGAAATACTAAGTCAAAGTGGCGGTGTATTATCATTTAAAACTCCTGTGCAAGGCGTTATATTAACAGCCGCAGGCGGTAGTGGCGGTGGAAGTCCTACATATCCAGTTGTTCAAATGCCGGGTTCATTAAACGTTGGAGTTGAACTGTTTAGTGGATTAGTTAACACCACACAAGGAACTGCACAATCTAACATTGCTGGACTAACTGGAAAAGGCTTTGTAAGTGCTCCGTGGATGTACAGTAACTTTATCCAAGCATTAGATAATAAAGGAACAGCAAACACTACAGGCATTTCTCTTGGTGCTACATCTGGATTTACAAGTTCTGCACTCAGCACACTAGTATTGGTTGCAAACGGTTCAGAAGCTATCAAAGTTAACAGTACAGAGTCTCAGTTCTTTGGTAATGTAAAAGTTTCCAGTGGAGGCCTAGATAGATTTGTTATTACAGCATCTAGTGGAAACACTGCTGTTGGAGGCACTCTAGGTGTTGGTGGAAACTTTGCAGTAGCTACTACTAAATTTACTGTAGCAAGTGCTAGTGGTGATACAGCAATTGCAGGTAATCTAAGTGTTACAGGCACCTTGGGTATAACTAGTAACACAACATTAACAGGAAATCTAACTGTTAATGGTAACACTATTATTGGTGATGCTAATACTGATACTGTGACTTTTACTGCTAGGGCTGCAAGTGATCTTGTACCAAGTACTAATAATGCAAACAATCTAGGAAGCGGTTTATTAAAATGGAATACTGTATATGCTACTACATTTGACGGTACTGCATTAACTGCTCGTTATGCTGACTTAGCTGAAAACTATCAAGCAGATGCTGCATACGAACCAGGCACTGTGCTGATATTTGGCGGTGATGCTGAAGTTACTATAACTACCATTAAAGACGATCATAGAGTAGCAGGTATTGTTTCTACAAATCCAGCATATCTAATGAACAGCAATCTACAAGGAGCCAATGTTGTTTCAGTGGCACTGCAAGGCCGAGTACCATGCAAAGTGTTAGGTAAGGTAAGAAAAGGTGACTTGTTAGTTTCTAGTGCAATTCCTGGATATGCTATGGTTGGACAGACACCAGCAGTTGGTACTGTAATAGGTAAGGCTCTTGAAAATAAAGACAGTGAAGGTAAAGGTATTATTGAAGCTGTAGTAGGAAGAGTATAATGACCGATAAATATAATGTAACAGGACAAAAAAATGGCTAATAAGTTTCCCTTAATATTTGACACCACTGACGGCAACAAGATTAAAGAGTTACCCAGCGGTGATAATTTAAATCTTCAAGGCAGTAGTATTGTTGACGTTGTTAATGTTAATGCTTCGGGCACTTTGCAAGCAAATACTTTGTCAGTGCAGTCTATAAGCGTAGGTGGAAGCAATCTCGCTAGTGTAGCGTTATCTGGAAATTATAATTCACTAATTAATAAACCTAATATTTTTAGTGGTGACTATAACGATCTTAATAATCGTCCAGTAATTTTCTCTGGCAGTTATATTGATTTAACTAACAAGCCTGTAATACCTACCGCAGTGTCACAACTAACTAACGATGCAGGATATGTTACAAGTGTTACAGCTACCGTTCCTGCTTCAAATGTAGTTGGACTAGCTGATGTAGCTGTTACAAATGATTATAATGATTTAGATAACTTACCAGATGTAATTCTTAGAAGCGAATTTACAAGCGGTGCATTAACTATTGATGTTACTAACACTGGTAATTTGACAGGTAGTGTGTTTTCAGATTCGAATGTTTTATTAGTGGATCACATAAATTCTATCATTCCAGCTAGTGTGCTATCTGGGACTGCCGGCATAGATATTAACAGTGTTGGAAATAGTGCATTTAATCAAATGAGTGCAGTAAGACTTTCAGTGGCACTTGCAACATTCGAAGATATTAAACTAGAAGGAAACTTAACAGCTGACGATTCTAGTTTAATTATAGACGGAACTACTAAACGAATTTTTGGTAGTTTCAACGGCCCGTTAGATGGTAATATTAATAGAGCAGGTTCAGAATTATTAGTAACTGCTGTAGGAGGCATTACATTATCCCCAGCGGGAGTATTAAACGTACCCAATGCTACGGATATCTCATTGAGTGGTACTGGTGATATGCAACTATCAGGTTCTACCGAAATTGGTATTCAAAGTAGTGCTGGGCCAGTTCAAGTTACTTCATTTACTGAAACTGACATATCATCAACTAGTTCATTTGTTCGATTAAAAGCGCAAACTAATTTGACGCTAGAAGGTAATACAATAATTTTTAAACCTTTGAAAGCAAAGCCTACAACAAGGTTTGGGGCGGTTGGCGACACAGCAGGAGAAATTCGCATAGACAGTAGTACTGGATTTACATACATTTATTATTGTGTTAAAGATTACACTGATGGAATTGATGGTATTTGGACAAGAACAATTATGGATACTTTCTGGCCATGATAAGGAATTTAAAATGACTATAAATTATATTGATGTAGGTATTGTTGCTAACGATGGCACCGGTGATGATCTCCGTGAGGCATTTATAAAAGTTAACGATAACTTTCAAGAACTAGATTTAAGAATTGTTGAAGAAACTGTTATAGACAATGCAGGAGTTTTAGGTGTAGGTATATATGCTGGAAAAATTGATGGAGAAAATATATTTAAACGTCTCCTGGCTGGCTCTAATATAAACTTAAATCAAAACGCTAACACTATTACAATCAATGCTAATGACAGCTTAGACCAATTAATTGTTGTATCAGACAGTGGTACTGTTACGATTTCAAGAGGACAAACACTATCAATACAAGGTGGCCAAGGAATTAACACTAGAGTTAATGGTCAGCAGCTGATAGTTGACCTAGACAATAATGGAATTCTAGTTAAAGATTTAACTCCTACCCTAGCTGGTAACTTAAATGCTAACAACAAGAACATACAGAATGCCAACACAATTTCTGCAACTACATTCAGCGGAGAATTACAAGGCAACGTATACGGATTTGATGTTCGAGATTTTGGTCCTTACTTAACTGGTTTTGACTTTGGTGAATTTAGAGCAGTTTATACTAATTCGCTTCAATTTATTATGCGTAAAGTAGACGTTGACTTTGGTCCTTTTGACCCACCTAGCGGAGATACTGTAGACCTGGGTGGTTTTTGAATCCGTTGTTTCCGATAAATACGCTATATAGGATATAAAATATGGCAGACTTGTGGACGCAACCGTCTAATACTAAATTAGCTACGCTAGAAGAAAATGTTACAACAAGCATAAATTTGCCGTTGGTTAATCCTTCATCTACGGTTTCTCTTATCAGTGGAAAATTGCCTGGTGGGATACGAATCCAAGGTTCTCAAATAGTAGGTACTCCTTACGAAGTGCCGCGTGTTACAGATTACAGATTTGTCCTAAGAGCTAGCTATAACAATGTAACTAGAGATAGAACATTTGTAATTACTGTAGGTGATGCTGATGCACCTGTATGGCAAACAACTCCTGGATTATTACCAGTAGGTAATAACAATACATTTTATATTTTAGACAATTCACCAGTTGATTTTCAATTAGTGGCAACTGACGTTGATTTACCTATTGGTGAAAGTTTAGATTTTTATATAGCGTCCGGAGACGGACAATTACCGCCTGGTATACAATTAACCAGAGACGGCAGATTAGTAGGAGTAGTTGATCCTATTCTTGCTATTGAAAGAACACTGCTTTATAATGCAGGCTCGTATGATACAGCGCCGTACGATTTTACTTCTGCAGGATATGATTTTGGCTTAAGATCATCTAATGGTTTTGATAGTTTTTTCTACGATACTGACATTTATGATTTTAACTATCCAGAACGAACACCTAAAAAATTAAATAGATATTATCAATTTACTGTAAGTGTATCTGACGGAGATATTATATCTCGACGAACATTTAGAATTTATGTAGTAGGCGATGACTTTTTACGTGCTGACAACACTATTATGCAGGTTGGTACAGGTACGTTTACTGCTGATAACACTAATATAAGAGTTCCCATATGGTTAACACCTAGCGACTTAGGTGTTAGACGAGCCAACAATTATATTACTTTGTTCTTAGATGTTATTGATTCAAATACATTAACAGGTATTGTTACATATTTCTTACAGGCTACTAATCCCGATAGTTCTCTTAGCAGACTACCTCCAGGACTAACACTAGATAGTAGCACCGGAGAAATTGCAGGTAAAGTGCCCTATCAAGCAGAGGTTACAAAAACTTTTAAATTTACTATACGGGCTCAAAGATTTACCCCTGATCAAGCACAAGAATTAGTTGCAAGTAGTAAAACATTTACTGTAAAATTACTAGGGGAAATTAATTCTGAAACAAAATGGATTACTGATAGTAATCTAGGACTGTTGGGATCAAATGTTATTTCTGTACTAAAAGTTGAAGCAACTACAAATGTTCCCGGAAGTAACGTAATTTATAACTTATCATCAGGAAGACTGCCGCCTGGACTTGCACTAAGTTTTGATGGTGAAGTTGTAGGTAAAGTAAATGCATTTGGTGAAAATGTTTATAAAAGCACTTGGAAAAACGAACGACAATATACATTAAACGATGTTGTACGTTATCAAGGGTTGCTTTATCAAGCTCTGAGTACTCATCAGAGTACCAGTACTGGGTCATTTAGTACTGATCAGGCGCTATGGGCAAGATTTGCATATAGAACTAACGGGCTGACAGTATTTGATAATGATACATTTAGACTTGATGCCAATTCGACTACAATAGATAGAGAATATCGTTTCACTGTTACTGCACAAGATCTTTACAAATATAGCGTAGTGAGTAAAGAATTTGTAATTAGAATATCAGACCCTGATAGTAAAAAGTATAGTAATTTATACATGAAGCCTTTTCTTAAAGAACAAGTTAGAAGAAACTTTAATGCTTTCATTTCTAATCCAGAAATTTTTATTCCAGAATACATTTATCGACCAAGCGATCCTAATTTTGGTATACAACGTGAAATTAAAATGCTTGCATATGCTGGTATTGAAACTAAAGAATTACAAGAAGTAGTTAGAGCAATGTCTACAAATCATAGAAGAAAACGCTATCGAGTGGGCGATTTAAAGAGTGCTATTGCAAAAGTTCCTGGAACTAATGATATAGTTTATGAAGTACTTTATTTGGATGTAATAGATCCTTATAATCCAAGTGAAGGTCGAACTAAGAAAAGTATTACAGTACGTAATTCTAAAAAGATTAAAGTTAATTCTGTTAGTGCAACGCCTAAAGACATGTTTTACGACTACGAAGAAAAACCTTCTTTTACAGTACAGGCTAGAGGAAAAACTATTACTGTTACACTAGGCGAAGATTTCGTAGTTGAAACTAGAGCTGATGGAGAATTTAAGTTAAAATGGGAAGATGGATTGGAAATAGATTCTAGAACAGAAACTAGAATTCTATCAATACTAGAGGGACTATCTCCAAACATGGTGTTAAGACCCGAACCTGAAGCTAATACAGTTAAAGCGGATTCTAATATATACACTGCTGGACAGACAATTGATTCAATAAAATATATCAGTAATATCACAAACATGCGTGATAATATACGACCGTTAGGTCGTACTGAAAGATCTTTTGTTCCGCTTTGGATGCGATCATCACAACAGAGTAGTGTAGACGAACTAGGTTATACTCCATCGTTGGTGTTGTGCTATTGTAAACCAGGAACTAGTCAAATTATTCAAAGTGCCATTAAAGCTAGCAATTTTGACTTTAGTCAATTTGACTTAGACATGGACAGATACATTATTGATAATACTCTTATAAGCAGTAAATCGCAGTATTTACTGTTCGCAAATTATCAGTACAATATATAAAGTAAATAAATACTGTTAGGAGATAAATTAAAATGGCTAGTAATATAAATTATATAAATGTCGACGAAAGTTTTCCAATAGCTGGACAGGACAACGATAGTCAGGGTTTTCGAGATAACTTTGCAACAATTAAAAGTAGTTTAGCATCTGCTAAAACTGAGATTACAAATCTTCAAGATAATACTGCAAAATTAAACGTTAACAATAACTTTAATCAAAACGAAATTTCAAATGCTAAACTTAGAAACACACCATATGTGTTTTTTAATAAAAATATTAACCAAGGCGATACGCATAATTTACTGTTCAGTGACGGAAGTTACCAGCAATTAAATATCAACAATTTTGCTATTATAGATTTAGAAGATTTTAGACCACCAAACGGTGCTCAAGTTCAGTTTAAAATTCAAATTTTGTTTAATGGAAACGGAACAGTTGAGTGGCTTACTGGATCTCCAAGCAATGTTTTTAGGGTTAATTCTACCTGGCCTAAGAGAGTAAACCCAACTAATCCATTTACTGTTACGACAAATCAACCCGTTCTAGTTGATATTTGGACAACTGACGGTATAACATTCTACGGCCATTATTACGGAAACTATGTAACGATTGCTCAAGACGATGGTATCATTTAATCCTCTAGTAGACGATTTTTCAAAACTTTCAGACCTTGAAGTAGAATCAAAGGTTACTGATCTAGGGCGAAAATATTTTATGTCTAGAAATCCAGAAGTACAAATGCAGATAGCAGCACTGCTAGGAATGTACAAGGAAGAAATGCAAGCAAGGCGTGCTCGCACACAATTACAATCACAACAAAACGGCAATTCTGATCTTGACAATTTAATCAATATCAGCTAATATAGTTAGATGCTTATTAAAACTGACAAGTTAGGGGTGCCTAGATTTTCTAACCAAGACTTAATATCTATGATCTATAGCGGACATGTAGATAAATGTCACGTAGTACTATGCGAGCCTTCCGATGACATTGATAAATTTAATGCTACTATGGAAGAACAAGGACTCCCAACATTAACCAAATACATTGCACTAGATGTAGATCAGAAAGATTTTGACAACGCTTTACAGTCAGAATGGTTCATGCCTGAAGATTATAAAAATCTAGATATAGGTGCCTATATCATGCATAAGTTGATGCAAAAACTAGGCACAATTGAACCCTACGAAATACAAGAACGAGAAGAATACAAAAGAGTATGCGAAGAATTAGATGCATTTGGTGAGCATAATATGCAGGATTTGCTTCGATATATGGTATATCTTGTAGACTTTATGAGAGAAAATAACATAGTTTGGGGAGTTGGGAGAGGCTCTAGTGTAGCAAGTTATATTTTATATCTAATTGGTATACACAGAATTGATTCAATTCAGTATAACCTAGACTGGCGAGAGTTCTTGAGATAAGTACATATATAATATTAGGAGAATTAATATGCCAATGAAACAACCACAAAAAAAGATTTACAAAACTGCCCAAGGCAAAATAGTTGATATGGACATGCTTAGGCAGCGCAACGAACTTACACCTGCTGTAGGTAATGCTCGCGTAAATGCTAGAGGAGATGAATTAGGTCCTGGCGGGAAAGTTATTCGTAAGCGGGAAGATGTTCTTAAAGAATATTACGACACAGCACAAGGTGTAGCAGATCAAACGCCAGTAAGAAAAGCTAAAACTGTTACAGAAACAGCAAGTGAAGAAGAATGGGTTGAGGACGACGAAGGTAATTTTGTTCCGGCAGACGAAGTTAAAGTTACAAAAAGAGGGCGTTAATGAGTATTCAGCTTAACGTTACCAAAGGCAAACCAAGAGCAGTTAGTAATAGAGTACTAGTCTCCGATATGTACTTTGGTGAGCAAAAAACTACAAGCGGCATTGTGCTAACGTCAGACGACGGAACTACTCGAGGAATTTATCCTCGCTGGGCAAAGGTTTACTGTAAAGGTCCAAATAATAAAGATCCTTATGAGATTGGACAGTGGATCCTAGTTGAACACGGACGCTGGACTCGAGGGTTCAAAGTTGATGACGGAGAAGGCGAAAAAGAGCTACGTATGGTTGAATCTGAAAGTGTTCTTGCCTATGCAGATGAAAAACCAAATGATGTTTATGTTGGTCAAGAATATGCCAACGGATCTAGTACTACTATTAAACCGGAAGATTTTATAAAATGACAAATCCCTTCAGAGATCAAGAAAAATTTATGCGAGCCTGTGACCAAACAGTTGGTGAGAGTAACTTAAATCAATTTGGTCTGTATACAAAATTGATAGAAGAAGAGTATAAAGAATTTAAACATGCCTGTGATATGAATGATAATGTAGAAGCATTAGATGCTTTAATTGATATTTTAGTTGTAACAATTGGAGCTATTCACAGTGCAGGATTTGATGCAGAAGGTGCATGGAAAGAAGTTATGCGTACTAACTTTGCTAAGATTGATAAGGACACTGGCAAGGTTCGAAAGCGTGAGGACGGCAAAGTATTGAAACCTGTGGGATGGACTGCTCCGGATTTAAAACCGTTTGTAACCAAAATACCACCTAATGGATTTGTAACAGACTGCGTTTAACCTAAATTACTTGACTCCTAATAGATTATGCAGTATAATGTATATAAACTATTAGGAGTTTTCTTTTGGCCACACACGGAATGATTGACTTAGAAACACTTGGTGTAGAACCTGATTGTGTCGTAATGACAATAGGTGCTATTAAGTTTGATCCTTTTACTGATGCAGAACCGCATAGCGGTTTATACTTGCGTTGCGATGTTGATGAACAGACGGCCATGGGCAGGACTATTGACGACAATACTCTAGCTTGGTGGGCAAAACAAGACGAAGCTATCAAAGAAGAAGCATTTGGCGAACACAAACGAGCGTCAATGGATCAAGTTACAAGAGCAATCAACAAGTTTTGCGTAGGATTAGATGTATTATGGTGTCAAGGTCCGTTGTTTGACTATGCTATTTTACAAAATCTTTACAAGCAACTGGGAAAGCCTGCACCGTGGCACTATTGGCAGATTCGCGATAGTCGAACACTGTTTTCTATGATGCCTCAAGATCCTCGAAAAGCAATTCAAGAAAGTTTACACAATGCGCTTGCTGACTGTTATTATCAAGCAAAGTGTGTACAACAAAGTTACAAGCATTTTGGAGTTAAAGCAAGATGATAAATGGCATTACATCTAACAGTAGATATATTACTGTGTCAGATGGTTCAGGTACTAATCCGTATATTAGTCCCGGAGCAGTAGGAGCAGGCATGATGCGCTGGAACCCAAACATGAATTGTATGGAAGTATGTGACGGTAATAGTTGGAAGTCTTTAGGTATGAGCTATGCCAGCGTGGGACTAACAGGTGAAACTGAATCTTTGTTAGACTGGGCTAGAGAAAAACGTATGGAAGAACAACGACTACAGGAAATGATGGAGAAGTATCCAGCACTTAAAAAAGCCAAAGATAACTTTGATATATTACTCAATATAGTTAAGGATGATTTTAAGCAATGAAAATAGGTTTTACTTGTTCAACTTTTGATTTGTTTCATGCCGGGCATGTAATGATGCTGGAAGAGGCAAAAACACAATGTGAGTTTTTAATTGTAGGATTACAGACTGACCCTACACTTGATAGGCCCGATACTAAAAATAAACCTGTACAAGGAGTATTTGAACGTTGGGCACAATTGAAGGCTTGTAAATTTGTAGATCAAATCGTACCTTACTCCACTGAGCGAGAGTTACGCGATATTCTTTTATCGTTTCCTATCAATATTAGAATTTTAGGTGAAGAGTATCAAAGTAAAGAATTTACGGGACACGACATTCCTATGGAATTTTACTTTAATAAACGTAGACACAGTTTTTCAACTTCAGAATTAAGACAACGTGTAATAGAGGCCACAAAATGAAATGTGATACTTGCGGTGAAAATTTAAAAGAAAATGGTTATGGATGTGACTGGCGACAAGGTCGTTGCCCGCATCGCCATCCCATGTTTAACGAAATCGTACTTGACAATTACAAGATGCGATATTATAATTTAGTACAAACTATTAAAGGCTGGTTTAAATTTTGAGAAACTTAGAATTAGAAGATGCTGTAATAGCATTACATGACACAGCTAGAACTGTTGAAAAAAGAATTGGTCGAGGTCAATTAAGCGACGACATTAGATCCTGTGCAGATCGATTGCATCAATATTTAAGAACCGATGCATCAATTAATATACTAACACAAAATATTATTAACAAGGCAGAAGAATGAAAGAACTATGGGTAGAAAAGTATCGTCCTAAAAAGGTCAACGGATATGTGTTCCGAGATGACGCACAACGAAAACAAATACAGCAATGGATTAAAGACCAAAGTATTCCTCACTTACTGTTTAGTGGCAATGCAGGTATTGGTAAAACCACTCTTGCTCGGATTTTGTTTAATGAATTAGATATTAACGATCTAGACATTATGGAGATTAACGCAAGTCGTGAAAACAATGCAGATACTATTCGTGACAAAATCACAAACTTTGTACAAATGATTCCGTTTGGCCCGTTCAAGGTTGTACTGCTGGATGAGGCAGATTACTTAACTCCAAATGCACAGGCTATCTTGCGCGGTGTTATGGAAGAGTATCATACCACAGCAAGATTTATTCTAACTTGTAACTATCCTAACAGGATCATTCCTGCGATTCACAGTCGCTGTCAAGGCTTCCACGTTGCAAAAGTAGATCAAACTGAGTTTACTGCTAGAGTAGCTGAGATCCTTATCACTGAAGAAGTAGAATTTGACATTGATACTCTTGACACATATGTTAAAGCAACATATCCAGACCTCCGTAAGTGCATTAATACTGTTCAAATGAACAGTCAAGAAGGTAAATTAGTAAAACCCAATGAGGCAGACACTGGTGAAGCAGACTGGAAGATTCATATGGTAGAACTATTTAAAGCTGGTAAGATCAGCGAAGCACGAAAACTACTGTGCGGAAGTGTTCGACCTGAAGAAATGGAAGATATTTTCCGCTGGCTTTATGACAATATTGAACTGTTTGGTGACGAAGAAAAACAAAACTCTGCGGTGCTTACTATCAAACAAGGATTAGTTGATCATACTCTTGTAGTAGATCCAGAAATAAATCTTGCCGCAACTCTTATTAGACTTGCAAGACTGTAATAATTAAGTAAAGGAAATTAAATGAGAGTTCGTATTGTAGGCTATACTGTAGCAGACCCAGAATTTGTAGAAGAATGTAAAGCAGAAGCTCTGGCCAAGGGTAAAACAGAACCAGAATTTGCAGACATTCAAGATCTAATTGCGTTTTGCGCAAGAGTTAGTAACCCAGCTAACCAAATGAATGAAGAAACTAGTGCTAAACTTATCAAATATTTGATCAAACACAGTCACTGGAGTCCACTCGAGATGGTTAATGCTACTCTCGAAATTGATACTACTCGTGATATTGCACATCAAATTGTGCGTCATCGCAGTTTTTCCTTTCAAGAGTTTAGCCAGAGGTATGCTAACCCAGAAGACATGGGCGACATGTTTGAATATTCAGAAGCAAGATTGCAAGATGAAAAGAATCGTCAGAACAGTATTGAAACTGAAGACCGTCAGTTAGCCATAGACTGGTTGCATGCACAGATGCGAGTAGCACATAACTGTAAGAAAGAATACGACTGGGCTATTAAAAACGGTATTGCTAAAGAACAAGCACGTAAGGTTTTGCCAGAAGGCATTACCAAGACACGATTATACATGCAAGGCAGTTTGCGTAGCTGGTTACACTATATTGAACTACGCAGTGCAAATGGCACACAGAAAGAACACATGGCTATTGCGATTGCTTGTGCAGAAATCATTGGAAAGATCTTTCCGTTGATGAATGAATTATGAAAGCAAAGTTTGTAGATGCATACATGGATGTTGCTGACAGGTTTAGCAAATTAAGTTCTGCTAAACGACTGCAAGTTGGTGCTATTGTTGTTAAAGATGATAGGATTATCAGTATTGGCTATAACGGTATGCCTAGTGGGTGGGACAATAATTGCGAACACGAAGATATTGGATTTAGTGATGCAGTGTTTGGAGAGTCACAATCTCTAGTTAATAGAGGTTTAAAAACGAGACCAGAGGTTTTACACGCAGAGTCAAACGCCATAGCAAAATTAGCCCGCAGTTCTGAGAGCGGAGATGGTGCTACGTTATTTGTAACGCACCAACCTTGCATGGAATGTGCTAAATTGATCTATCAAAGTGGCATAAAAGCTGTTTATTATGCCCATCCATACAGACTCAACGATGGTCTAGACTTTTTACAAAAGTCAAATATCAATGTTATTAAAGTAGAAAAGGGCTCGTAAGCCCTTTTCCTTTTAGTCTATATTACTTATTCATCTCCGTAAAGTTGTAATACTTCCTTAACTGCCTCGTGACGTTCGATGTCTCCTTGTTCGAAACGGACTATGTCCAAATGTTTTAATTGTTTGGATTCAAGCTGTTCGATAAAACTTATCAAGCCGTTATCTTTTAAACGATCTGCTTGAGCTAAATCTCCTGTTACAGCCATCATTGAGCCTTCTCCTAATCTAGTTAAGAGCATTTTCATTTGATTTTGAGTTGCATTTTGCATTTCATCAGCTAGAATAAATGCATTTTTGAATGTCCTGCCTCGCATATAGGCTAGGGGTGCAATTTCAATGATGCCTTCTTCTATCATGCCTTCTATTTCCTTAGCATTAAAGTATTCGCGTAAGACGTCAAATATAGGTCTTGTCCACGGTGCCATCTTTTGTTCTAGTGTGCCTGGTAAAAATCCTATATCCTCATCTACTGATACTGCTGGTCTTGTAACAATAATTTTGTCAATTTCGCCTTCTTTAAACAATTTTACAGCCACCTGCACCGCAATAAGCGTTTTGCCGGTTCCTGCTGGACCCACTCCGAAGACTATATCTTTCTTTGGATCTAGTAATTTTAGCATGTAAGTTTCTTGGTGTTTATTGCGTGGAAGAATTTGCACTTGACGCTTGTGTTTATAATTGTTGATATCTACAACGTTTTCAAAGTTTTGTTTTTTAGTACGAGACGCTCTTTTTGCACTCATTAAGTCCTCCTTACGGATATTGAGTAACTGTGTACAGCGTTCCGGGCTGGAACACCCTACAAAGATATTTAGCTCAGACCTCCAAAAGTAAAAACATAATGTTATCTTTTTGATGCGATAAATAAGTATAGTAGATTTATAGGACAGCACAATGCACGACATTTATGACGTTATTAAAAACATCGAAGGAATATACGAAAACGACACTGCTTTTCAGGTGTTGAAAGACTTCGAACGAGTTCTAGACGAACTAGATCTTTATGTATATGCTAATTGGGAAGATGCTGAACTTTTAAGCGGCCCTGTGATTGATCGCCATTGGGTTACATGCTCGTTTATGTGGCCACGCAACAAGATGCCGGATCCAATGGGAGGCAAGCGTCTAGTAGACTATGATTGTAAGATAGGCTATAAAAAAGACTACGTCATTGTTCCTAGAAAAATTAAAGACCCTGATGATATTCGACCAGGAACTAAAAAAGGAAAGCTGGATAGAAACCCAGTATGGATTGTTGAAATTCAAATGCCTAAGAAATTAATCGTTGATATCTATACAGGATATAACGAAATGGAGAGTTTTGAAACTGAACCTGCTGTGGCTGCTAATTCTCCAGGATCAGAATCACAACCTGCTGATCAATCAATGGCTCCACCAGTAGCTGCACCGGGCGGAGCAGTGGCTGCACCCAGCGGCAGCGAACCAACCGGAGGTGTAGCATAATGGGACTACGAATAGGTGACCTACGAGATATGATCTACGAGATATTTGAAATTGATTCATTTGCCTCTAAAATGGGCGATGATCAAAACATTATCACACTAAGCTTCAGCGTAAAAACAAAAGAACCTGCAGACGATCTAGTGAGTTTTTTAGAAAAAGGGTACGATTTTATTCTTGATGCAGACACAACAGCAGGAGAACAAAGCGATGGTACTTTTAAAGTTTTTGTAGAGTTAGAAAGAAATTCTGAAGCACATGAACAGATCGCTGAAATAGTAGACGGTATCAAAAAACTTGCAGATAAAGATAAACTAAAATTTAGATATTATAAAGATTTTAGAAGCCACGAAGCCACGTTAGAAAATTTACAACAATTTGTACCCAGCGACCCTGACAACTATGGAATTGTAGCTAACGAAAGCAACATGAATAATTTTAAAAATTTCTTTAGTAAAAGTTTTGTTGAATCTATAGATATGTTAGATGATATTCTTACTATTAAAAAAATGTATGCAGATCCATTGCATTTTAGATTTGTAGATATTGGTGAAAAACATCTTATACTAAATAACATTACTGAAAGTTTGAATTTTAACGACTTCGGAGAAGTGATATATCTCAGTAAATATATAGGTAATTACAATATTACAAAATATGGTAAAAAACTTACACTAGAAAATAACGGCAGAACACTAGTTCTCGAACGTTTATAAAATAAGGAACTACAATGAGTTTTACATTTGAATTTAAAAAAGAATATTTGTCAGAAATAATTGGCAAGAACCCATATACAGATTACTGGTACAGTGCATTATGCGAAATCCTTCCAGTATACGAAATACATACTCCTGAGCGTGTGGCAGCATTTGTTGCACAGTGCGCTCACGAATCAGGTGGCTTTAAATTCCTTAAAGAAAATTTAAACTATAAAGCAGAAAGTTTGACAAAGACTTTTTCTAAGTATTTTAAAACTTTAGATGAAGCTAGGGCCTACGAGAAAAAGCCAGAAAAGATTGCCAATAAAGTATATGCGAATCGTATGGGCAACGGAGACGAAGCTAGTGGTGACGGTTTCCGTTATCTAGGTCGAGGACTTATTCAGTTGACAGGTAAAAATAATTACACATTATTTGCGGCTGCTATTGATACTCCATTAGAAGAAATTCCAGAGTACCTACAAACGTTTGAAGGTGCTGTACAATCAGCTTGCTGGTTCTGGGAGCAGAACAATCTTAATCAATGGGCTGATAAGAAAGACATCCTTACACTAACTAAGCGTATCAACGGTGGTACTATTGGTTTAGAAGACCGCATCAAGCATTACAATCACGCATTACACTTGTTTGTAGGACATTAATATGTGGATGCTATCCTTTGTGCCAGATAGTTTTTTACTTTGGGTAGTTAACACTATCCTTATCGCTGGCGCAATTGGTACTTTCTTTACATTTTTTATACTACACAGAGTAGTTCGTTGGCTTCCAGCAATAGCTCCATATCATTTAATTTTACAAATAGTCAGTATTGTATTATTGATTGTAGGTGTATATTTCAAAGGTGGTGTAGGTGTTGAAATGGAATGGCGCGAAAAACTTCGTGTTGCTGAAGAACGTGCTAGAATCGCTGAAGAACAGGGAAAACAAGTAAACAAAGAAATTGTTACTGTTTACAAAGACCGTGTTAAAGTTGTAAAAGAAAATGTAGTTATCTATCAAGATAAGATTAAAGAAATAGAAAAAATAATCAATCAAGAGTGTAAAGTAGCACCCGAAGCTATTGATATTCTTAACGAAGCAGCGAAACCACCAGGGAGCAAGAAATGAAAAAACTTCTAATGTTGCTTCCTGCGGTTTTATTAACAGGATGTTTGTCCATAACAAAGCCGCCAACATTTCCTGAACTACCGCAAGAAATTGCAGATCCTTGCCCAGAACTTAAACAAGCAGAAAAGTCGCCTGAATTAAGTAAACTTCTTGACAGTGTAGTTCAAAACTACGGAACTTATTACGAATGCCGTGTAAAAATTGAAGCTATGGTTGAATGGCACAAACGTCAAAAAGAAATTTACGACAAGGCAGTAAAATAAAATGTCAGGATCAACTGTACACGAAGATTGGATGAATAGAAAATGGCGTCCTGCTATGGGCTGGACCTACATGTTTATTTGTATTCTAGACTTTGCTGTGTTTCCTATACTATGGTCAATTACGCAGGCAGCATATTCAGGCACGGTATCTACACAATGGGATCCTATTACTCTTAAAGGCGCTGGCCTGTTCCACATGGCCAGGGGTGCTATACTAGGCATTGCTGCTTGGAGTAGAGGACAAGAAAAAATAATGAATGCTACGACAGTACCAGCTCAGACTGTAGTAACACCAACAGGGCTACGTAAGCCTGTGCAACCAACTGAGCCAGAATTATAAAGGAGATTTTACATGTTAGATATATTATTATGGGTAGCAGTAGGTGCATTTGTAGGATGGAATTTTCCACAACCTTTCTGGGCAAAAGCCGTACAAGAAAAAGTTCAAGCCATGTTAGCTAAAAAGGAAAAATAAAATGAAATTATTAACAACAGCAATTTTTGCAGGTATGATGGTTATTGGTACAGCAGCCTGCGCCAAAGAAGAACCAAAAAAAGCAACACAAGCAACACCAGCAGCCACAGCAAACGCAACTGCTCCGGCTGCTCCAGCGGATACTAATAAAGAAGCTCCAAAAACTAAACAAGTTTGCTTAGATGTACAAGGTAAAGACGGAAAACCTGTAATGGATCCTAAAACTAATAAACCAAAACAAACTTGTACTACAGTCAAAGTTCGTGAAAAGTTCGAAGGAACTAAGATCGAAGACGCTAAGAAGAGCAAGTAATGAGAATCTTAGCTGCCGCAGTTCTTGCTTTATCATTAACAGGCTGTGCTACTGTACAGAATTGGATACCCAGCTTCTGGGATGATAATCAAAGCCGCGCAATCGTTGATGTACGTCAATCAGTAGCACAGTTAGATTGCAATATAGATCATGCTCCACAAGTAAAACGCATTAAAGATCATCTAGAATGGTTTGATCTTTATAGTGAAAGCAAGGGATCACGTCAACAGGATGTTCGTAAGTTGATCGGACCGATGAAAGAAACTGTTGACGATTTTTATAAACGCAGTATTGACAAACAGGGCACCAAAGCCTACTGTGAAATTAAAAAGAAAATAATGATACTTCAGTCTGAAAAGTCTGCAAGTGCAGTATTAGGGAGATTCTAAATGCAAGAACTAAGAGCACTAATTGGTTGTGGTCGTCCATGGGCAGAACAAAGAGCTCAAATGGCATTGCAACTATCAGAAGCGTATTCCGCTGGACAAATTAGTCCTGATGAATATAAAGAATTACTACAAGACTTAGTCAGAACAGATATACTAGACAATGAAGCAGACGATATGGCTGTAAAAGCCATGCTGGTTACAGGTGTGTATGGTCTACTTCAAGTTGTTTAACAAAGGAAAATTATGAAAAGTTTATTTGTATTTTTATTAGCAACAGTATTATCTGTTCCGGCTTTTGCACAAGGCAAAATGCCTACTAAGTCAGCAACATATGATGCACAAATTATTAGAGTGAGTGATGGCGATACTATTGTAATCGCCGCCCCCTTTCTACCAGCCCCGCTCAAACCTGAACTTGCTGTTAGAATCTACGGCGTTGACACCCCAGAAAAAGGACACAGAGCTCAATGTCCACAAGAAGACCAGCGAGCGCAACTGGCGAGTAAATTTACAACTCAAGCCATACAATCCCACCCAAAGCACCAGGTTATTATCTATGGATGGGATAAGTTTGGTGGCCGTATATTGGGAGACATCTTGGTAAATGGACAAAGTATTCGACAAGGATTAATTGCCAACGGTTTAGCTAGAGAGTATTACGGCGATGCTAAACAAAGTTGGTGTAACTAACACACCTTAGGACCGGTATTAAGTTACCGAAAGTGTGCGCCGGCTGCTGGCGCGGAGAAAGCGATTCGCTACCGTAGACTTCGAAAGTGAGCTTTATAAAGATTAAAGTTGAAAAAGATAGCATTATTTTTGCATCAACCCATCTGTGCCGTGGACTCTGCTAACGGCATCATCAAAGCTCTTTCATCCCACTACAGTTTTAAATTATTTTCTATAGACGAAGTTGAACCTACCTTCTTTGATGATGCCGTTAGCAGAGTCCACGGCACAGATGGGTTGATGCAAAAATAATGCTATCTTTTTCAACTTTAATCTTTATA